CCTGAGCTGAGCAGTTGAAAAAATACCCCGTGATTGTATTACGGGGTATAACTCCCAGCTAAACTATGGGCTTCAAGATGTGACCTGTTAAAAATATTAACATGGCCTTATTTTAATAGGGCTGCATAGCAGCTCATATTTTAAGGCTTATAGAATTGTGGGAATTTATATAAATACATGTTGTTTATTATAATGACGTGTTATATATTTTTACTGGTCATTATTTTTAACGGGTAAAATATGCAATCATTGCCTTTAAATGCTGTTTTCGAGTTTGACTATAAGTCCATGTCACTTAAACCTGTTGAACAGCTTGTCTGTATACGTATGTTTCAGTTTTTGCACTCTGGACAGTCTTTTTCTTTGAATGGGTTATCTGACGTGTGTAACTGTTCTCGTCAAACTGTTTACACCAGCGTTTCTAAGCTTGTTGATTTGGGTTTCTTTGAGTCTAAGCATTCAATCGGTAAGAAGTCCGTTTACAGCCTTGGTAGTCTTTTTCAGTTTGATGAACAGGTGATTGATGAGCCTTTGCTTGTTGATGAAAAGAATTGCTCTTCTCAGGCTGATAATGAACCTGATTTTAGTAGTATTAAAAGCTGTTTTTATGATTTACCTCACCCGGATGACTTTGATGATACTGATAGTAAGGTAATCCACGATGTTCCTGTTGATGCTCTGCTTTCAATGGGGGAAAACCCTATGGGGTATATTTCTAATCACTGTGCTCCTTCGAATTCGAAGAGGGCTAGTGCAAGGCGTAAAAGAAAGAAAAAGAAATGATTTTTGATTCCCATGCATGCGCTGCAACGCATACATGGGGCTTTACACACTAAACCATACTGGAGATTTAATATGTCTACTAACGATAACATTTCGGTACCAACAATCAATGTGGTATCAATGCCAGATAATTCAATCCATAAAAATTTTTCATGTGAAAATATTTTGATGAACGCTAATTCACATCATCAGCTATGCGTGGGCCTGTATGCAGTATTAACAGGTGGTGCAAGTTTTGAGGATGTTGAGCCTTTAATCAGTTTGATAATGGACCAATCTGAAGAGATAGCATGCAATTTGAGGATGAGGGTTCACTTAGACTCAGTGGCTAATTAAATTTATTTTCCGTGTAATTTCATAGCCCATAATTTACGTTATGTTAAATACGCTAAAACCCCGCACAATGACGGGTGTTCTTCTACGTTTTAATCAAAATACCATTCTAACTGTAAGGGGTTGTTCATTTCTAGATTTAAGAGGGATTAGAATTTTAAGATTCGATTGCTCTGAAGCCCCTATTAATTAAGGACTTCGAATATCCTAGCCTTAAAATTCATCAAAATCAAATTACGTTTGTTTTTAGACAAAACCAGCTCATTTTGACTCATTCTGCGATCATTCCTGCTCATTCGACGTTTAGAATTAGACCGAAATTCGCCGTTTTAAATTGAGTTTAAATAGCCTTTAAACGCACATTAAACACGGTTTAAATCTTTTGGATTGCTACCACACGATTAAAATCACCGTCTATTTGCACAGTGATGATCACACCGTTTAGTTCTAGCTTAACCACACTTGTATTGAACGATACATATGTACCAGCTTGCACAATATTTATTAGCTCGGTGGCTTTTTCATAACCTAATACATTTATAGCGCTCATCATTGCGTGGTGTTCTATGACGATTAACGTGCTTTTTGTTTTTGGTGACTTAGCTATGACTTTCTCGAATACATCGCTTTGCATATGGCCTAAAACAAACACGGTACCAGAATCTATTTTGCTTAGTGCTTGTTTAGCTGCAGCCGTTGCCAACTGCTTTTTAAAATAGCTTTCGCCTTGGTTTATGATCTCGTTGAAAATGGGTGTGGCTACTTCTCTTAAATTCTTATCTAAGCGCCCCAACATTTCCCCCGTTGATTTGTCGGCACCTAACCATGCTTTACCAGGGTTATAATTCCAGCCGAGATCGATGCCTGGCAACTTTTCTAACTCTTCGCCCGTTTCTGGGTCTGCCACTTTGAATGGTTTTAGTAATGGCTCGACTACGTGGTCAGGTGTAACCGTTATGCCCATACGCTCTATATCAGCATCGCTCAGACTGACTACTTTACAACGGCACATCCAGCCATTTGGCGGATAATGTGAGTCCCAAAACTTATGATCCAACGGTAGTAATATATAGTGCCACTTTTGGTGCTCTTTTCTTACTCGTTGATCACCTGCTGTCAAATACAGTAAATATGGCCTGCGGTGCTTTATACGTTCTTGCTGTTGCCAACGGCCCGCAGCACGGGCAGTATTCTTATTATTTTGGTAAATAACTTGAGTTCGCCAGCCTCGCTTACCATTGTACGACCAGCCATGTTTTGCGACTACTTCATCAAAACGTTTTCTAAAAGACGTGATCGTCTCGCCTTGTTCAATTGACGCTACCACTGACTTGTATAAGTCATCCAAAAGCTGTGTTTTGGTAGCACCTGCTACTGTAAACGCCCGAGCATGAATATGGCCCAGTAAATCTTTGTAGGACTCTGTAGGAATCTGGATTTTTTGTTTTAGATGTGAAACGGCCTCGTCAAACTTAATGATTCGGCCATACTGCGGAGAAACTGGCATAAGCGCCCTATTTTCTTAGTAACTTGTCGGTCTTTTCCTTTGAACCTTGGCTAGAGCCATAGAAAAAGTTAAACATACCACCTAAGGCAGTTGCTAAAATAAATCCTAAAGCGGTATCAGCAAAGCGTTCAGACCCTTCTGGTATCTTAAGAAATGTTACAGCTGCTACATATAAAGAAGCCGCTATGGCCCAAAACCATGAAAATCGATAAATAAAGCGTTTAGACTCTAAGTCATCTTGCTTTAACGCTTCTTTTTGCATGTCCCTCGCGCTTTGAAGGTTTTGTAGTGCTATTTTCTCTAATAGTTCTTCTTTATTGAGCACTGCGGTTCTAAATTGATGTTGTAACTCTGGGTTTTGGCTCACTCTATCAACGGCTTTGCTTGGGTCACTTTCTCCTGTAAGTGTTTGTGCCATATCTACTACTCTTGAAGCTACTTCAGCGCCATTATCACCACCTATCCATTTTCCTATTTTTTTGTCTAGGCCCGTCAGCTTTGCCAAACCGAGTGCAATTGTTACTGGTTCCATACTTTTCACCTCACAGCTTGGCTATATCGAGTGAAACGGCGCTGTCGTTGCCGTGTTCATCTTGTTTGTAAAAGCGAATGAAGCGCACACTATCTATTACGTTTATTGATTCAGCCAATATGTCCATAGCTCGTTGCCATTTGCCCGTTTCATCAACAATCTCCAGACGGCGTAGGCCTAAAATACGCTGCGGATTAACCTTGCCTTGTTTGTCAGTAGAAAATGCTTTTTTGACGACAGCTTTAATGTTTTTATTACTACCTTCAGACCATTCATCTAGGCACTGGAATATGAGTTCTGTTGCTAGCTTCTCCTCAGGGCCTAGTTCGATACGCTCTTGAGATTGTATGCTTACAGCAAGCTTATTATCGAAACTGCGCAGCGTGACATTACCTTTCTTTCCTCCCATATTAACGTTGTACTCTTGGGCCAGTAGCTCCATAAAATTGTCAGCCTCTTCCATTTGCTGGCGTTTGAACTCAGCCAATGCCATTTGCTGTTTTTCAGCCAACGCTACGGCTTGCGTAACAAAATCATTTTTAATTAAGTCGGCTGGTTTGATGTTTGCTATGGCAACTAGATTGCCTTTGCCGTCTTTCATGTAACCGTCAGGTATATCAGTCATTGTTTATCTCCGCAGTGTTGGCTTCGTTCATCCCTTGCAAAAACTCAAGCTCAAATGCTTTGCTTGCCACATCGGCCAGCGCGCTTGAGCTGATATTTGGGAATTCAGAAAGGATTTTTTGTTTTAGTTCATCGAGCGACTCAGAGCCTTTTGCAAACTCAAAAATTTTGGTAATTTCTGTGTGTGTAGCTTGGTCAAATTCGTCGAAGTGGGTCACATCAGTGTGGTTGTTGTCCGTAGCTGCAAAGTCCTGTTTTGCAGCGGTGGCAATTCCAGCGCCGTCGTCTTTTATTTCCAGTAATTTTTGGCCGTCTTGAGGCTTTGGAACACCCAGTGTTTTATAGGCATAGTCTTCGGTGACAGGTATTATTTTCGCGCTTTCACGAACGTAGCTTACGGTGTCTAAATTAATGTCTTTTTTGTCACGCCAAATGTATTTGGGCGGCTCACCACCTTCAAAATTAACTTGGTGAATGGTTTCTAATATTTGGTTTCGGTAACTTGAAACAAGCGCCCTATCTGCACGTTGGTTTTCACCTGCGCGTTTAGCGTGGGTTTCGCTTGCAGCGCGTGCACCCCCCGATTTTTGCTCAGTCGCCAATGTTTGAGAGGTAATAGCCTTACTCATTTCAGCGTTACACAGGTCTATGAGTTGCTTTTGTACTGGCTCGCCGCTCAGTTTGCTTTCAATGATCTCAATTGACGAGTCATCAGGAATTACTGCTATTCCATCAGTGATTAGCTTGGCTAACCCTTCAATTAGTTCATTAACTTGATCATCTGTTTGGCCTATTGGGTGTTTTCCAACAGGGAACGGAACACCAAAACGCTCACAGAGCTGGACAAAAAACTTGAATCCGCCATGCTTAAACATCCACGGCCAGAAGCAGCTACTCAGCAGTGCAATACCGTATGGGTTATCGGCCTCTGGCATATGCCTAACGCAGGACCAACGCTGATCTAATAATGGTTCACCTTGTGGGTTTTCTTTAGTGCGTAATAACAGTTCGTGATCAGGAGTAAATACAAACCGTCGTGATGGCCACATTTCAATTTTGCTGGGTAGCCAACTGTTGTCCGACTTTTCAAATGCGCCTAGGTGAGTAACCGAGAACCCGCGTAAAATTGCGCTGTAATTGTGCCAATCAATATCCATCCATTCGGTATTAATTGCGGGTTTGCTAGCCATGAGTGACTTGGCGAGTTCATAGCTTTTTTTACTCGCAGCGTCATCGCCACCTGGTACCAACTCGGCATTGAATGCGAACATGCCTGAACGTAGTGAACGTAGCTCACCAATCATATGAGCATCGCGGGCAATTTCGTCGTACACCATGGCTGACTTACCTGCTTTTCGCAGTATTTGGTCGGGGTTTGGTAGCTCGCGCATCATCGCCCATGTATTTGGGTCGCTTTGGTTCATGTTGAACATCTTTTGTAATGCTCGATAACCCTTATAGCTTAAATGCGGTTTAGACATGGTAGCCCCCTATTGATTTAGTTACTTTTCTACTGCGTACTTTGGGCATACCGCCAGCGCCTGTACTGGCAATCATCCATAGAATTGTGAGCGCACTGCTCAAGTCGTAGTGGTGGGTAGTTTGTTTGTCGGGCCAGTTTTCTAACTCATCAATGATGAGTGGGCATCTTGAGCTAAACGCTATTTGTGCTGGTGAATTGGTAACGTATGGCTCTAAACCTTCAATGCGTTCTTCTTGGCTAACAGTTGCAGTGACACCACGCAAAGGTAATGCAATTCCCTGATCAAGCCCACGTTTAATGTAGTCTGTGCGCATGTACTCAAAGGCATTGTTGTTTTCAAACCCCCATAAAATACAGTTGTATTCTTTCTGTGCTCTTATTAGATCGTTTAGCAGTTTACTTGCACCGCGTACCTTTCGGCTTTCGTACTCAATGTGTAGTTTGCCCAGCTCTTTACTAAATAGGCCGACTAACAAAGCACTGGGGTCCGCCCCCGCTGATTTCCCCATGCTTGGGTCACACGCACCGTAAGGTATCCATGTGTTTAAGCGGTCTACCCAAAACTCAAATTGAAAGAATATTTGCTCTTCATCGCTTTTGGCTATGCCCTGCATTTCGCGGTTAAACTCGCGTTTATTTGCAGCCCACATACACATTAAATCGTAGAGTGAACGTACGCTTGGCCAGCTCGTTTTAGCCCCTTTACTCATTTGCTTTTTATTCTTAAGCCAAAATTTAAAGCTTGGCTTGTCTTGTGTGGCAACCGCGTTACCTTTTGCGGCTTCGCGCTTTTCGTACTCTTTATCTTTGTGTAGCATCAGCTCGCGGCATTGCTCCCATAAATCCATGCGTTCAGGAAATTGAGAGATTGCTTTGAACTTGTGAACGATATGCCCTGGTGCACTCTCAGCACGTGATATAGGGTCGTCGTTGTTGAGTACGGTGTTTACACCTAGGAATTTAACTGAGCCGTCAGGTGGGCCAAGGTATTGCACACCAGCCTCTAAAAATCGCCAGCGGTTTTCTCGCTCTGTGGCCGATTTTGCCTCTTTATCGGTAATAATGTCGTCAGACAAAATAAGTTTAGGGCGACTCGCATTGTGGAATGCACCACGTACTGCTTGGTCAGCTCCGCGCGCTTCAAAACGCACACCTTGAGCTGTAACAAACTCGCCAATTTTCCATACGCTTGTTGATATGCACACTTCAGGGAAGTCTAGCGCAAGGTTGTTGTTATTAAGCAATTCAGTTTTGACTACTTCCAGCGTTTTTGCTGGCATTTTTGTCTCAGCGCCAAATAATATGGCGTAGTCAATAAAAATAGCTGGGCGCTCTAACCCAAGCGCATTGCAGACATCCTCATCTTGTAGTAATGCCAATATAGCAACGTAGATGGGGGAAATTTTTACCGCCAGTGTACTTTTTGCCTCTCCACGAGGGGCTGCAAACCAATTTTTCCAACCGTTTGGTAGCACAATAGCGTTAGGAAACCATTTATTAAAATAGTCTTGAAACTCACTTGCCTCTTGCCCTTCATCAAGCCACATGTGGTGCGGAAAGTAGGTATAAACAAAAAACTCAAAGTCACCGCCAAGCACGCGTTTTCGGCGCTCTAAAATAGCGGCAGGGCTTGGGTCGATGTTGCGCTCTTTGGCTTCAATATCGCGGCGTAGTGTGCCTGCAATGTCTTCGAGTTCTCGCAAAAACTCTTTGGAGTTCATATCTGCCATTAGTCGTCTAGCTCTTTGTCTAAACGTGGGCCAAATGCGTGTAGGATTTGCACTAGCGCTTCTGCAAATTCAGGGTGATGAGACGATACAAACTGAGCGAGCTTTTTAATTACCTCGGCTGCAATAGCGCGCTTTTCTAAGCGTTTGTTACCACCGCTATTTTTCATCACCTTATACATCATGTCATTTAATGAGTTGAGTGCTTTTAGGCGCTGCTCTAACGTCAGTTCGTCGCTTTGTTGCTTGAGTAGATTGAACGTTTCATTTATTTGGATGGTAAATTCTTCGATGAAATCTTGCGTAAATTCCCCTGCTGGCCCTACAGATTTGCGCGCTGCAGCACGGGCTAAATCCCAATCGTCACCGTCGGCTTTGGCCTCTGCTTTCCAACGTCGTGCAGTGCCATCAGCCACACTATGTTTTATCGCTGCAACAGATAACGCCAATAGCTCGTTTACATAGCTATGGCGTACGGCGTTTTTAATATCTAAACTGTGGGCCATGTTATCCCCCAGTTTTAATTTTTAGAATTTCGACAGCAATTGCGACAGCTAGACTTGTTGCACCGCCTATTCCAGCCATTTTAATTCGATTTTTAGTGACTTGTGTTTCTACCTTTTCAACGCGTTGTTCTATACCATCGACCCGTTTAGTGAGGTCATTTTTAATTGTTGTCACTTCTTTTAAAATCGCGGTTTGTGTTGCTTGAATTTGGCCTATTGATTGGAACAACAAATTCTCTTGCTCAGGACTCATAGCTGCCACTCCCCTGTTGCCATTTGGTCGGCCAGTTCGTCAGCGCGGCTACCTACCTGCACGGCCCAGCGAGAGTTGAGCATTTCTATTGCTGCGGTTTCCCATTGGCCTGCCTGAACGGCTGCAATGGTATTTTTGAATTTCAGTAGGCCAGAGATGCCGAGGTTAAACGCCATGTTTACTAATACGGCTTTTCGGGCAGGGTTACACTTTGATGTGTTGATGTTGCTTTCTACTTGCTCTGTAAAATACTTTAAGTCATTACGTAGTAAATACAGTGCTTCGTCTTCTGTTATGCCTCTGTCTTCTAAGTTTCGACCATAACCTATGGTTTGCTTACCCTGTGTACAGAGGTAGGCATTGGGCATAAACCCCTCATGGCGTTTTAGTTGTTGTAGTTGTTTTTCCATGGTTCACCTGCGCAGATTGCTTTAGTTTGTTTTTGATACGAACAAAACATTCAGGCACAGGTTTAGGGGGCTTTGCAGCTCGTTGTTTGGCTAACAGCGCTTTTACGGCGTTGCGCAAAAGCTGTAAATACCGCGGCTCGCATAACGCAGCAATCGCTTGTTTTTCTTCTCGCGTTTTTGCAGCAACAATACGCTGAGCCAATTCCCACACAGGCAATGATTTTGCTTTGCTCATGGGGCAATAATGGCTATTTTTTTAAGGCAGTGGGATATGTAAACTAATTTGCAAAGGTGGGATTGAGGCGACTAAATTAGGCTAAATTAAAAACGGCTAGTATGCAATACCAGCCGTTTAAATTGGGTTTAAACATGGTTTAAACTTCAAATTCTTCATCACAATGTTGGCAAGTTACATATCCAGCCTTGTACTCATCTTCATACACTGACGAATCTTCGTCACAATGAGGGCAACGTGCTTCTACATCGAATTTGGTCACTTCTGCTTTGTCTGTCATAAATTTTCCAACCCTAACTCTAAGCGAGGTAAGTTTGCATAAAGCTCGTCAGCTTCTGTAACAATGCCTCTCAACTCATAATGGTTCACCTTATTACCAGATTCATCTTCATATTTTTCAGCCACAAGCCGAGCTATATCATGCTCGTCAATTTCTACTACACCATGCAGTTCGTTGGTAGCAATTCGTGCATCTTTCCAAAGCAGCACTACAAATGTATTCATACTATTTCTCTCTTAGCCTCTTCTAACTCTTGTTCTAGGTCAAACAAGGGTAAGCCGAGGCGTTTTCGTTGTTTAATGTGGTTGTTTAAAATTTTTAAACCCGTTTTAAACATCCATGATTTGGGTGTGTTACCACCGCTTAGTTGCAAAGCGGTAAGTAACACAAAGTTATCACCCCGCATCGCGCGGCATATCAGGTGGTATAGACAGCCCTCCGTTACGTCCTGGGCAGTCGTTTATAGCACTTACTTGGTCGGCATTTTGGGCTGTTGCACCCATCACATAGCCCAGCGCAACCAAGCAAACATAAATCAATTGTTTTACCGCTAATTTCATAATTTAAACTCCAATTGGTGCTCTTTGTATTCGCCCTGCTCTTTGAGTATTTTCGTGATCCACTGGCGGGTGATTTTAAAGCGCCTCACTAGCTCTTGGATTGTTGTGCCATTGGCTACTTCAGCCACTATTGTTTGGTCGCGAACTTGCACCAGTACTTTGTGAAGCATCGGTATTTGATACTGTTGCTCGGCGTAGCGTTCAAGCGCGATGCACATATCTAACCCAAACGCTTTTACAAACGCACATTCGGGTGTTGGGTGTTTGGGAATGTAAAACATTTGCCCCTGCTGCTCGGTTAAAACCGCAATAGCTCGTTCTACCCCCATCACTTTTACAAACTCGCGAATACCTGCAGGTAGTGCACGTAAATCAATTTGTGGTTCAGTCATCATCGAGAAGCCCATCCAAACTATATGCTTTATCAATTGCTCGTCTGTCTAGCTCATCTTCAAGCTGCCACCGCTTACGGCAACGCTTAACATCCTTTGCACTAGGTGGGCGTGAACCCACGTTCTCAGTGTATGGCACACGATTAGGGTTTATCGCAAACTTATTAAACTCGTTGATTGTGCACATCGGTCTGCCCTCTCTCTAACCAGTTTTTGAGAATTTCAATTAACCTTTGCCAGTGTTTTTTGGCGTTATACAACGATTGGCCATTGGTGTATTTTGCGCAAAACGTTTCGCAGGCTTGTTTGCTGTCAACATCGACTAGTCCTTTTCTAGCCAGTAAGCCCCAAAGGCGATAAATGTGCCTTAGCGCTTCTGGTAGTTTGGCTTTTGCTTTTGGCTTGTTAACGTTCATTCCACGATAGCGGCTGAGCAACTTCTTCTGCTCATCAATCGTCAGTTTTGTACAGGTAGAAACGCGGTAGCGACTTACCTCTAATACGTTTTGGCGGTGTGCATCGTCACTTATATTCGCGTGGCGCTGAGTAGCTTTGATTTGTTGAATGAGGTTCATGCTATGCCACCTCTTCAATTGAAAAGTCAGGTAGCAGGCAGAATTTGGAGATTTTTACATCCCACCCCTGCCAGTCTGATTTGTACAATATCGCTATATCCGAATAACGATTGGTAAATTCGTTGGTAAAACTTACCGACGAATTTACCTTCTCAAGTTGTTTGCATTCGTATAACTTAGCACCAAGCAAAATTGCATACGCGGCTTTTGTATTGCCGTTAACGCTGTCTAGGATTACTCCGTTTGGGTCGTATTTACCTAATACACTGAGTATTCTTGTGTTGTTTATGTTGTTGCTAACTACAAACTTAGCGCTGAAAAATCCTTCGTTAATTTCTATTGAATATGGCATGTTGTGTATTCCTGTTAATTAGCCTTGTTGCAGCAAGGCTTTTATTTACTTAAGGGTTAAAATGGATTTCAATAAAATTGCTAAACTATGCGGTACTTTAAAAACAGCGCTTGTAACCGCGTTACCTGCCTCGCACACCAATGCGCTACGCAAAATAATCGGCGAAATGTCGACAAATGAATTTGTTCAACTGGAGCACGAATACAACCAGCAGTCTGAGGCGTTGCTAAAAGCGCTTCTACTAGCTGAGTACGAGTGCGGGTTAAGTTCTCAAGCCTTTTCATCCGCCGTGTCATGTTTAGTTCCAGACGTTGAGGATCAAACGACTTTGCTTGTGTACTACTATGTTGTGAGTCAACTGTGTGAGGCTGAGCGGGTTTATCAGAACCTTGCAGAAGAGCCTGATATCTTGAATCCTCAAATGTTTTATCTTGATCGCATCCAAGGTGCTTCCCGCTTGTGTCAGGGCGTGCTGCCAGATGATTTAATTGAATGGCCGTTTTCGGGGGAAGCTCCGTACCGTGTTGGCCAACTTGTGCGTCGAGTTGTTCATTAGTCATGTTCAGATCCTCAAATAGTTGGTTTGTTTAAAATCGCTGAGAAGATTGAATTAACCATGAGGCGGTCAACCTTCTTGTTCGGGTTTTTGCGAATGTGGGTAAGCAAGTGTGGTAGTAGGTTTTCGACCAACATACGAGCATTGCCCTCTACGCGTTTGTGTAACCATTGCCACCATTTTTCGTTGTCTTCAGCCACTTGAATGGTGTTTTGGGTAAGCTCAAAAAATAGGGTTTTGATGTCTGTAACGGGTAGTTCACCAACAGGGCTTGGCCAAAAACAAACGCGGCTTGAAATCAGCTCGTAACGTTCCTCGCTTTGTAGCTTGTCAATCAGTTTGATATTGCCGACCAGCACCACACCAACGCGGGCTTGGTCTGAAATGGTGCGTAATGGGTCTAACGCGTTTGGGCGGCATTTGTCGGCCTCATCTAGAATGATCAAACGTTCTGAGTCTTTTAACGCATTGATGATTTTTTGTAGGCGCTTGTAGTTAGAGGCTTTACCAATACCCAGCTGAATGGCTAAGCTTTCTAGCACCTGTGTTGAAGCGGTTTCTTCACTGCCGTAAATAAGCAGTGCATCGTCGTGATCATCACAATAGCGCTCAATACCCTTGGTTTTACCCAACCCCGCTTGGCCTGCAAACACTGCAATCCGGCGGCGGTCACGCGCTTGCTCACACGCCATTTTAATTAAGTTGGGTACACTGGTGTGTACAAACGGCACTTCACCGTAACGTATACGTATTGGTTTAATGTCAGAGACTTGTTTAGGCTCTTCGGTTTTTTCATCTAGCCCAGCTGGCTCCAGCATGGCCCATACTTCGTGCAAATATTTACTTGGGTTGGCCGCATATTTGCCGTTTAACAGCTGGCTTACCATGCCAGTTGTTTTACGGAGTCGTGATGCAATTGAGCTACTTGTAACCCCTTGACCTCTAAACTCTTTATCTTGCATACGCTTTTTAATGCGTGCCAACACCAGTTTGTCATCTTCTGAATATGTATTGCTGATAGCTGAGTCAGTACCAAAGTTTTCAGCGTCAAAGTCGGCAAAAAAGTGCTCCCAAAGTTTGTCTAAAACCTTTTTTGGGTTGATGGGGCTTTCGCCATTTAGAATGGTGTTGACTTGATCTAATGGCCAGCCAAGGCAATATTCCGTTGGGTTTATGTCAAACAACTCAATCTCGGCATTTAAAATGGCTACTTGCTTTTGCTGTAGCTCGCTGTAGTGCTGTGTAAATTTCATTTATTCGTCCTCCAAAACAAATACTGGCTCTTGTTGGTATTCGTCTAAGTTCACTGAAAAGTCGTTAATATCTAGGTCGTAGGTTTGCGGTTGTTTTTGCGTAAGCGCGTTGGTGTCAGCAGCTAGTTGCTCCACTGCTTCAACGTCTACAATGCGAGACTCAGCCGCTTGTGCTTCAATTTCGCGTTGGTGTTTAGCCAAGCGTTTAAGGCGGTTTTGGGTGCGCTCTTGTATGCGCTGCTCAATGCGCGACTCTGGAATGGCTGATACTTTGGTTTTAAGCCGTGCAGTTAACAGATACTCGCCTGTTAGTTCATAGAGTTTTATGGTTTTATCGCTTTTCATGCTGTAACCAGCAAGCAGCTGCTGACCATTGAACTGGTGTAAAAAGTCTGCTGAGTAAGTTCGTTTGTCGTGTACTACTTGGCCTCTGCGAACGTTTACTCTGGCTTTGGTTAGGTAATCAAACTCTAGTGATATGGGTTTATCTTGAACTAAGTTCTCATCCCACACTTGGTTGCGGGTTTTGCCCTTTTCCTCGGGGTGCTCTGAGTTGTGGTAGTCTTCTAAAAATGCTTCAAATTCTTCTATCCATTCTGCAAGGGTTGGTAACTGGCGCTTGCCTTGTTTTGCCTCCTTTAACACTAACTGCTTAAAACGTTCGTCGTGGCCACGGCCACAAAAGCTGTCAAAACGCTTACCTACATGCTCTTCCATGTGTTTAAAAAATCGCTCTATCCACTTAGCACGTGCATTACCAGGTATGGCAAAAATAGGCTCTATATCGAGCTGGGAGTACACACCACAACACTCGTCTGTCATCATATTGGCTTTATAGCCAGAGCCGTTATCAACATAAAACATAGCGGGGCTGTGGTTGAGCGTTTTAAGTGAATCCGTCAGTGCGCGTAACGTAGCCAGTGAGTTTTCTGCCTCGCTTAAATCCCAGCCAACTATTTTTCGGCTGCGTACATCTTGAATTGCTGTTAGCTCATATCTGAATGCATGACCGCTAACATGGTGCGCTAAATACACATCAATACAATGGCCATCGGCGTTATACAAAAAGCCTGCGGGTATGTTTTCAGTGGTGCGCAGCTTAAAGTCTTTGTGTTTTTCACGGTATAGCTTTGCGCCCATGCGGTAAGGGCTTTGTGGGCCAAGTTCGTGCGGCATCGTTTTTATAAAGCGGCGTACTTGAAAGTCTTGCGCGTCAAACCCTTCTTCGCGTAAATCTTTAGCTACCAATGCAAACGACGGTGAATTTGGTGTGTGATATAACGCTAATGCTCGTGCTGCCCAAACAGGTGCTTGTGCTACACGGCCTTTATGATTGGGTAGCAACCCCTCAATACCCTGCTTTTTATAACTGTTACACCAGTTATACGCTGTAGCACGAGATGGAAACTTACCGATAGTGGTTATGGCTTGGCTTAATGCTGGCGAAATTGCTCCCGTATCATGCATTTTTTGAAGTTGCGCCAGTGCAACGTCTATTGAACCACTACTTGTTAATAGCTGTTTTACAATAGTGGCGCGTAAGTTGGCAATTTTACGGGCCTTTTCCCCCGCGCTTTGCCATTGGGTTTTTTGTTCAATAACAGTGAGGTTATTAAACTTAATAACGGCTGGGTGCATTATTTATCCCCCTTGTTTAAATCGAGTTTAAAGCTCTCTAAAAGGCGCTCGCGTTCAGTATCAACGTACTGCCATTCGGCATCGTCAAACTGAGGCAGGTTGTCGATACCCTGCACATGGTTGCCAAATTCCATATGTATTTGGCTGAGCATGGTGCCAATTTGCGTGTAAATGCTGGCGTAGGCGTGGTGGACTACTTGGGCTGCGCTAATGCGGTCTGTTAGATCAAGTGATCGCAACTCGCATAGTTGCCTAACGCCTGCTTGGGCCTGTTGAAGTGCTTCGTTTAAGAGTTCGGTGTGTACAACCGCGTCTTTGCGTATCTCGCTAATAAAAATTGGCAAGTCAAAACGCGTTGTAGGTGCCTTGCGTAAGCGCTCGTTTTCAAGCTCGTTGATTGTTTGAGCGAGTGTGTCTTCGAGTTCAGTCTTTTTATCGATAAGCTCGGCTACTTGCTTTTTAATCGCTGTGCCGGATGTTTCTGCTAGTACTTCGTAGTCTTCATCATCCAACTCCTTAAGCGTCTCAATAGGTACTTTGGTTAGTTCGCTGAGTTGATGTTGATTCATATTCAAAACGGACAATTTGTCCGTTTTGCTCTTAGGTAAAGAGAGCAACATTTTTGCAATTGCAATTGAGCGCCGAGCAAGTCGCTCATGTATTCCTTTTTCATTTAGTAGCGTTGTATATTCACCATGTTTGGTAACAGACTTTAGCCAAAGCAAATGCATTCCCATTTTTGCAGCATCACAAAACTGTCTATTTGCCAGAGCAACGACTTTGTTCATACAATCTTCAACGGACTCAGGCAGTTCAACGTGTAATGAACTACCAAGTTGAGAAAATTGATGCATGATCTCATCGGCGGACTCATCACCAACCATGGCAACTAACTCTTTACTCATAGCAAACCCCAAATTTTAAGCAGATCTTGGTCTTTGATTGTCATGGTCTAAGCCTTGATTATTGGTCCGTGGGAATGGTTATTGAGTTAAGGATCTCTTGCTGAGATTTTTCGATTTGCTGCTTTTGCATTTCCATTTCTGCATGTTTTTGTAGAAGCTGTGCGCGTTGGTCAAAAGCTTTAAACATTAAAGGGCTAAGTAATATATTTACTGGTTCCATACTTTTTGTTGCCCAACAAAGAGCTGGTAAATAATGAATTGGCATGTGATTTGGCTGACTTGGTGCAAACCATTTATTTAACTTCGCTTCATCTACCTCAACTTCTAATACCTTTAGAGCTTGATTCATTCTGGTAGCCAAGCCAGCTCTAGTAAAGCCGCAACGACGCATACATGCATTCACGCAATGTACGAATTGATGATATACGTCACAATCAGGCGGTATTTCAGCATCGAGAATGTTGGTAAGTTGCTGTTCGTTATTCATAGTAATTTTCTCCTGAAATTAACCTAGCTTTAGCCAGCTTTTGCGCTCATGCTGATAGGGTCTGGAACATGTCTGCCCGCTCGAATAGCTTTTACAACTTCGTTCCTTCGGGCGCTTCTGCCTGAAAAGGCTGGCATATAATCAGTACCAAAGACTTGATTTAATGGGAGCTTCAAAGCATTTGCGATTGCCTCAGCTACACGCTTTGATTTGCCTTTGCATTTAGCTATTTGAGTGACATGGCTAACGGTTACTTCTAAGGCGACGGCAATGTCTGTAAAAAGAATATCTTTGCTTTTTAGCTTTTCTTGTATCTCTGGGAATGTTAACTTTTTAGGTTGACTCATTTGTATGACCTCGATTGTACGTATGTATGCTTAACTCGTTAAATTAATACATGTGTATATTTCTTTGTCAAATAAAAATACAAATATATTTAATTTTATTTTTTTATAATACATATGTATTGACGGTGGGATATGGTTCTTGATACAGTTCAGAGTGTTGATGTTCAAAAAGTGTACGTTCGACTGTATATGTTATTTAACGTAGACAGTGATGCGGGACTTTCTAGAGCGTTAGGGCTTTCAGCTTCTGCTGTTAGAAATGCTAGAAATAGAAATAGTTTACCTTGGGAAGGAGTTATAAACGGATGTATTTCTCATGGTATAGATCTTAACGAAGTGTTTACAGGAAGTGCTCTAAAGGTCAACAATGATAAAGAGAAGCCATCAGATAATAATGACACTGAACGGCTAGCTGTTACAGATGTACTTGCAGCGCATAAGCTCGTAGTAGAAGTATTAGATGACATTCTTACTAATAAACATTTAAATGCCGAGCGCGAACTCTTGGTACGGAACAAGTTAACACCACTGCTTTTAGAAAAAGTTTTCGAGTACAACTTTAATGAGGTAATGGTAAAAACAGTTGCGGAAGGTGCGCTTTATATGACTTAAAGGAAATCCAGATGTTAAAAAAATTATTACTCCCCCTCACTGCAGCGGTACTAAGCATCAATGCAGCTGCGCTCACCCCTCTTGAGGACCGTGCCCGCGTTTCTCGTATGAATGCTGATCTATTATTACCTGACGGTTCAACGCTTAACGTAGATGTGTCATTCGACTGTGGCAGTGACTACAAAAACACTGCATTGATGGTGATGAGCGACTCTGGTGCGCAGCTGTTAGCTGCAGCCTACACACACTTGTATGGTGTTAAAGCTGGCGAACAGGTTATGACAGCATGGAATACCAAAAAAAATAATTCTGACCCTCGCAAACCGACCTATTTATTTGTATTAGCTGAGCGTACAAAGAGCTTTAATTGGCAAAATTCACAGAGTAACACCAATAAACTTAACAGAAACTTAAAATCTGTTACAATGAATGGTGCTCACGTTGAAAATTATGAATCAATAAGTAGTGAGCAATACGTTCCTGTAGTTGTAGCTGGTTGTGGAGTAAGAGACCATAATCCATACGAAGTAAACTAGGAAGTGCTGGCCAACTGGGTGTGTTGGCCAATTTTATGAACGGAATATCTCATGCGTGTACTTTTATTTTTGTCCTCATTGATCTATGCGTGTTGCGCAACAGCCTTTGATTTTGAAAATTTAAATGCTGTTGAGCAAGATGCAACAGGCAACTTCTATCTATCGTCTCACAATGGCGTTTATAGATATGATGGACGTCATTATATTGCGCTCAGTGATGTGGCTGAACTACCCAATGGTTTAGTTAGGGATATAGAATATCACCAAGAAATTCTATTTACGTTGTACGCCAATGGCGATATTTGGAGAACTAATTTAACTACTTTCACATCAGAGCGTATTGCTACAGTTTCATCCACCAAAATAGCTGTTACGAACACAGAACTACTTACTCTATCTGCAAGTGATGTTAAACAAATTGATATCGATAGTGGTGTTGTAAAGAGTATTTACAATGGAGTTGGCCGAGTTATTGATCTGGATTCATTTGGTGATAGTGCTTACTTGATGACAAGTGAAGGTGTGTTCTTAGTTAAGAATGGTACTGTAACTGTAATTGAAGCGGTTCATATCAAGAAGGGGGATCTCGGTGCCACTCCTCACGGAGTTGTGTATTTCGCTAATGATAGGCTTAGTTACTACTCTACAATTCAGCAAAAAATAATCACTAACACCAGTATAAAGGATGCTGATAATGTCATCTTTGCTGCTCCTTACTTCGTATATATTACAGAGAACGAAAATGTACATGAACTAACGCTATCGGATTTAAAAGTTTCTAGAACAGCGATTAACCCGAGAAAAAATAGCTATAGCGAGCTATTTTCAGATAATAAAAACAGGATTTGGGGCATAGGTCTAAATTCATTTGAGCCCGTTGAAATTGGACTAAAGTCTACCCCTATTAACCTTGGTTCAAAATATAACGTGATTGAATGGGTAGCTGGCGACTTATGGTTAGGAACTACCAAAGGCTTATACGTCAAGCAGAAAGATAAGTACGAGCCTATCGACTGGGTGAGTGAGCAAATAACACTGGGCCAGTATGAAGTTACAGCTATGCAGTTGTTTAGAAGTGGGGTAGCAATTGGTACAAGCCTCGGCGCTTATTATGTGGATTTGAGAACTAAATCTGTCACTAAGTTGCACAGTGACTATGTGCTCAACTTTGCTGTAGCAAATAGCACCTTACACATAGCAACTAATGAAACAGGCGTGATCAGTGTAAGCGATGACTTAGAACTTCTACCGAATAAGCAATTACAAGAGCTACTACCAAGTTTTGAGGTGTTAGACTTTAATATACACGGTCAATCAAAATACATATCTACAACCAAGGGCTTGCTACATGTAAAAGCGAACAATTGGTCTGAGCTAACATTAGATGTTGATGCAATAGTTACAGACAGCTTTGTGTTAAACAATACATTGTATGCAGCTACATATGGCATGGGCCTTTGGCAAAAACATGATGGCCAACAGTGGGAACAGTTAAGCTCTCCAAAGTTTGTTAAGGAGCTAGTAGAATTTAACAGTAATCTATACCTTTCTACTAACAATGGCGTACATATTCTAGAACATGGGAAAAGCTACACTAAACTGATAACCGGAACAGAATCGCATTCATTTACTATTGGTAGCTTAAAAGCTCTTGGTGAACGCTTATATGCAGCTAGTACAGATCATATCTTTGAGCTAACCACTGCAAGTTCTGTTGAGCTCAACGCCCCAAGGCTGACCAGCATAGTAGCTGATAACAAAGTCAACTTTAGAATTAACGATACTGTGATAATTAAACCAAACATAGAGATTACAGTAAGTGACTATCAGTTTTTTGGTGATAACAACAATGTATTTGAATTTCAATTAAATGATAATGTGTGGCAGAGATTATTTTCGCCAGGTGTTCAGTTACACAATCTAAAACCTGGGTCATATACAGCAGCATTTAGAATCGAGAATCAAGGGCGATATAGTCCCGTTACAGAATTTAGCTTTCAGGTTACAGCGCCCTGGTATTCATCCCCTACTGCATTTATGGCCTATGTTATTGTAACGCTTCTAATTGGCACTGCTGTTACAGCATATTTGTACTTTTGGATTCAAAGCTTTCATAAAGTGTTTCGAAAGAATCAACAGCGTTACCAAAGTGACGAATTAAGTGATGCAGTTTTAAAAGTGCATGAAGCAAAGGCGCTGTGCGGTGGTGATCCAACAATGGTAACAGAGGGCTTGGTAAAACTTGATGATGCACTATACAAACTAGATCCCCTTGCTCGTGGCCAAGCGGCTCTAGGTAAGGAAAAGCTAAAAGTTGCAATTGATATGTTGCAAGTACATTGCTCTATAACTAGTGATCTTAGACTTGATTTCGGAGTTTCTTTAGGTGACGAACGCTTAGAGCGTCAACTTGAAAAAGACATTTATAGTGTAATTTATCACAGCGTTGATAACACGCTTAAACATGCGACAGCTACAACATTGAAGCTCAATGTGCACAGGTACTTAGATACGATTCATGTAAGTATTGAGGACAATGGTAAGGGCATTAATCTATATTCACGCTTCCACTTTGGCACTGGTATTTATTCAATGAGGCGTATAGCTAAAACCTATAAGACTAGGCTTAACGTTAAAGCCTCAAAAAAAGGGACTAAGGTTGCAATGATCTTCCCTTTGCTTGAAGTTGGAAGAGTGAGCAGAGATGATATTCAAAAAGAAGTAATGGAAAGGATGTAACAAAAAAAGAGCAAACTATATAAGGAATCTATATGAAAAGTAGCCAAATAAAAGAACTGAATATTGAGCACGTGAAAAAAGTGTTCGGGGGATTAGTCACTAATAAACGTCCTAAGCAGCTGACTTATAGCATATATAAGCCTAATAAGCCTTTATAAAAATCCGCTTAATAACAGAGCTTTTAAGCTGCAGCTCTGTTTTTAAGTTTTTCAACCGAAACACTCCACACCTTATTAGCGATTTCTTGAAATCCATGAGCCTTACAAAATGCAGTGGCATTCTGCCCCGCCATTTCAACAGCTATATGTTCAATACCAAACTTAGGCGCTACAGACACAAAGAACCTGAGTAAATCGGTGCCGTGGCCACGGCGCGTTTTATAAAAAAACACTCTGGCAATTACTAAAGTGTTTGGGCTATATGGGTCATAGTCTGGCTTGTAACGAAGGTAAAGCTCAAACTTTCCTCGCTTAGTATCGATAGTCTTGCCAAAATTTGTTACGTCAGCTGGGTCTGATTTGTAGTTAAAACGCGCTTTTAAATAGGTGTTTAATTCAGCGGTAAATGCAGATATTTCTGGGTACTCTTCCATTGTGTACTCCTAAAGTTGGCTGAAGGATGCTAGAGCCTGTTGAAAATGCTCCTCTGAAACTTTTGTTAACGTACAATGGTTCCATACTTTGTCGAAAGGTCTAAACCTAACATCTGCCTTGTACGTTGTCCCTTTGTGCTCATGTAAAAATTTCCAGCTTGCTTTAGATGTAATTGTACAGGGTTCTTCAATATGTTCGTTGTAACCCTTAGGGTCTACGAGAGCGAATACGTATGCGTCACCATTAATTGAAGCAAGTTTGACTTCTTGCTCGTCTGTTTTAAGTAGCCCGTGGAGGGCTGCGAATGCACCTAGGCTCACCCCTGCAAGTATTGTGTAATATAACCATTTTAATTGATCAAACATCCAATCGCTCCTTTTAATATGTTGAGGGTTCAATTTATCTAACTTGTATTTGTGATAAAAGCAAAAAGTGGGAATTTATGAGAATAGCTATGTAAAGTGGTTTCTATATGCGTTATTACCTCACGCGCGCGTAAGCTTGGTTTCTAATTTATTGACCTTTTATAGGAAACCCAATGAACGATGTAACGTATATTTTGAAGCCAGTACTTGAAAGCCTAGAGCAAGTAAACGCTGAACTTGAGCTGCTAACACCTGAGGAACTAGCACTCGCACAGGAAATGGTTGCAGAGTATTTTAAATGTGAAGTAGAGCCGGTAGATGGTGCTAAAGAGGCGTTGAATTTTATTATTTACAATAGCATTCAACAAGTCGTAGAAGCTGAGCGCGGACCAACGGTGCTTGGAAAGCGCCCTGCTCTACCTATGTTGCCGCTAACTTCTGTGCTCCATAAGGTAAAAGGTAAACAAGACAAGCTGTATGACGCTTTGCTAAAAACCTTAACTACGCTGCATAGTCAGGCGGTAGCCGACTAGCTTTTTGTGTCTTTTAAGCTGTCTATCGTTGCTTGGTAGTCTTCACTAAACTCTACCTTTTTAGTGCTGGCGTAAATGTTGATCCCTTGTTTTTTAAGTTCACTGTAAAGGTTAATGGCATCTTGTACAGCGTCTTGTTCAGGTGAAAGTTTTGATGAGCTGTGATTATCTGCTGCCATTAGGTGTACAGCCGCGTACGCAATGAATTGGTTTTTGTTGTTAAACATAGTTATTCCTTTTAGTAAGTTAAACGCCCTGTAGCCCCAACGCTCAGGGTGTTTATTTTTTATCACAAAGTAAGTTTTGTAGACAGTGTTACCCCTATTTTTAAAATAACGCCTCAAACGCGCTCTGACGCGTTAAAACTCATTTGTAGTAGTCAGGTTCATCTAAAAAGGGTTTAAACAAATTTAAACGCCGTTTAAACACGGTTTAAACATGGTTGCATGCGATTGTGTTGGGTGAGTTTGTGATTGGTGGGTAAAAAGCGCGGTGAGAGTTACCGCGCTTGTTCTAAAACTAACGCGTTAATATGTACTAAATCCCCCACATTTAGCAAAAAACTCGACATACATTTGTTTATTAGCATTCCAAGTTTCAGGTGGCTTCCAGTTGCTCACAATTTCGCTTAGCTTGATTGCCTGCTCTTCAGATACTTCTAGCGGGTCGTTAGTCAATGGGGGGTTATTTAGTAATACCTGCACTTCTTCAATCTTTAGAATCTCAAAAACGTGACCATTTGGTGCGCCAAAATTGAAAATATCTTTTGTCGGTACAAATTCAACTGTCATATATATATCCAAAATAATTAATCGGGTTAATCACATGAACTGCTAGAACTGGATGAGCTAGAGCCAGAGTCGTAAGACGAGCCACTAAAACTAGATGAACTGCTGAAGCTTGACGAACTTGAACCCGAATCATAACTAGATGACGTACTCGAACCGTTACTGCCGCTTGGTAGGTTAGACATGGCAGAATCAAAGGCGCGGGATGCGCTATCGCTAGATAACGGGCTATTTTCAGATGTGAATGGAATATGGTCTGTGTCAACATGCCCCTTACTGCTAGCTGTTGGTTCTAGGTCTGTATCAGTCAGCGCATGGTGTAAATCGGTTTCAGTCACATGTTCGCCAGCCGCATCAAATACGTCATCAACGATTAAATGCCAGGTTAACCATTCATTTGTTGCTGTGTGATAAATCTGTGTGCGGCCTTTGTGAACTCGGCGAAAACTAAACTCAGTTAGTTGGTATTGCTTTTTAGGCTTCTTTTTAAAAATTTTGAATAGGCTAAACATAGTGACCCCCTTAGTCTTTATGCTCATAGATGATTTGCTGTTTATCGGTAGATAGGATTTTCATTTTCCAATGCGGGTGGCAGTTGTATTTGTTCCCATCAACGAATAGAACATCAAAATTGGCTGATGAGTTGCCATCCATAATTACCCCTTCTTCACCATTAACAATACATGGCTGGCCAACGGTTATCGCTGGTACTCCACGATGCGCGCAAACAGAGTCGATCCGTTCTTGTTGTGTTGGGCTTGGCATTATGCTTTCTCTCCTTCTTGCAGCGTAGAATCTAGAGGCTGTTCTAAATGGAGCATGAGTAGCTCCGCAGGCCAACTAGGGTCCATGTATGACGTGATCCTATCAACGGCATCCTGGTCGAACTTTTCGAAGTAATGCTCAGCCCTTAGCATTGCAGTTTCTTCTGGGCCGTTAAATGTTGCGCCTATGTCGACCTCGGTACCGCAGGCACAATAGAGAATGATTGATACTTTAGGCGGTTCGCTTTCTTGCTCGTTGCCATTGAACTTTCTAATAAGCACTTGAAATCCATTTGATTCAAACACCTTCGCAAATATATACATAGTCAAACCTTAATTAGTTGTTGATCGTTTTGTTTGCGGTGTTTAGTCTATTTAAATGCTGCATGAGCACAGTATGTAAACCACTTTCCAACTCCCCTACTTTTTTTAAATCGCTAATCTAGCCACATGTTTTAAACGTGAGCTAAGGCAATGGCGCAAAAGAAACCCAATACAAAATTCAACTGGTTTGAGATATTCAGAGCGGGTAAGCACACAGACTCAAAGGGCAATGAGGCTGAATTTAGTAAGTCTGATTTACAAAGCGTGGTTGAGAATTTTAAACCGCGTACCTCTCCGCTAGTTATTGGCCATCCTAAAAACGATGATCCTGCATGGGGTTGGGCTGAAGAACTCAAGATAGAAGACGATGTTTTGTATGCGAAGGCTGAAGCTGTAGACGCTGATTTTGCTGAAGCAGTTGAAAACGCGCGTTACCCAAACCGCTCTGTACGACTACGTAAAACCGACAATGGCTTTGAGCTTGGCCACATTGGCTTTTTAGGGGGCAAACCGCCAGCTGTTGATGGCATGCAATGGCTATTTAGCAAAGACGAAAGCGGCGAGACTGTTGTTTTAGAATTTGCCGCGAGTGACCGAATAGAGCAAATGACCATCGACAATACACAAGGTTTTGTCCGCCTAGTTCGCAACCTAAAAACATTGATTACCGATAAATTTGGTGCCGAAGAGGCTAACAACGTTTTTAGCGAATGGGAAGCTGAACACCTGCAAGAGCAAGCTACGCTGGCACAACACGAAAAACACACCGAACAACCCCCTGTAGAACCAAGCGCGGAGTTTTCTGCGCATATAAATACCGATGAGGAAAACACCGTGACTAAAGAAGAGAAAGAAGCGCTCGAAGCAAAGCTAAAAGATGAGCAAGCCAAAAACGCTCAACTGCAATTTAACCAAGCTAAGTACAACGCCCAAACGTTTATTGACCAAACCGTAAACGGTGGCAAAGCCCCACGCCTAACTAACACGGATGGGTTGGCCGAGTTCATGGCGCACCTAGAGACTGGCCAAGAACAAACATTTGAGTTTGCGGCAGCTGACGGTGAGCAAAATACCACTGTAAAGCCTGCTGAGTTCTTTAAAAGCTTTTTACAGGCACTGCCAGAGCAAAAAGGCTTAACCAAGGACTTTAGCAAAGACGATGGCGGCGAGACTGAAATTGATGATTCGGCCGAAGCGCTCGCTGCTAAAGCGTTGGATTTTCAGCAGAGCCAAGCGAGTAAAGGTGTCACGATTAGCATCTCAGCGGCGCTTGAACATGTTCAGAAGGAGGCAAAGTAATGGCGATTCCAGGGTTAATTCGTAATTTTACAGCTACTGGCGAGATTAAACCAAACCGTGTTGTGGCGGTAGATGTGGGTGATTTTATGGCATCGCAAGCAACAGGCGTTGCGTCAAATGCACTGGGTGTAACGGAACAAGGGACCGATAAGCATTTACGCGTTGATGTGGTGATGGGCCAAATTGCGCCCGTGGAGTTCGGCGGAGATTTTAATGGTGGCGAATGGGCTGTACCTGACACTCAGGGCCGTGTTGTGCCGTTTGACGCAGTTACTTTTGCTGAAGACGAGGTGATCAATATCGTCGGCAAAGTACTCGAAGCTGGGGACACTGGCACCATCGGTGATATTCATGTCACCCCATTTTTAATTGTTAAGTAAGGAGCTAAACCATGAGTAATGGTATGCCATTTACCCCAGATGTAGAGCAAACAGCGGTTGCAATTGCGTATACTAATCGACGCTTAATTGCTGATACTGTTATTCCCTACGCGCCTGTTGGTCGTAGAGAATACAAGTGGACCCTGTACAAAGCTGAAGAGAAGTTTACGGTACCAGATACTAAAATTGGTCGTAAATCGTCGCCAAACCAAGTTGAGTTTAGCGTTGGTGAAATGTCTGGCTCAGTTACAGATTACGGCTTGGCCGATGTGATCCCTAATGATGATGTAGACAACGCGCCAGCAAACTACAACCCAAGAACCCATGCTGCCGAGAATATCACTGACTTAATTCTGCTAGGTCGCGAAGTGCGCGTAGCCAATTTATTCAACACGCCCACTAACTTTGGCACACACAAAAAGCTTGGCACAGCAGAGCTTAAACGAATAGATGATCCTGAATTAGATATTCTACCGTTCTTGCTCGAAGTATTGGATACACCACTAATGCGCCCGAATGCCGCTACTATGTCTCAACGTGTTGCTACAGCATTGCGAACCAATAAGCGGTTGATTAAAGCTTACAATGGCTCCCTTGGTGATGAAGGGTTAGTACCTTGGCAATTTATTAAAGACCAATTAGAGCTTGAACACATCAATATCGGTCAAGCCCGATTAAATACCGCTAAAAAAGGTAAAGAAATGATGTTGCAAAAAGCGTGGAAAGACTCGCTTAGCTTTACGTACCACGACCCTCTAGCCAACTTCCAAAATAAACGAATGACCTTTGCTTTGACTGCTCGTTACGGAGACCGTAAATCAGGTTTTAGAGAAGTATCAGCGGGTTTAAATGGCGGTGTTGAAGTCATGGTCGGTGAATCTGTTGAAGAGCAAGTAATTGCTAAAGACTGCGGCATTTTGCTCACTGATGTACTGACCCCTGCAGCTTAATTCTCTTGTGTCCCAACCATAGGGCGTCGGCATAGCGCCCTATTTTCTAAAAGAGGTATTTATGTTTGTTAGCACATCTCACACAATCAATACCATTGGCATGCATTTGCTAGTGCAATTTGCACAGGGCCGTTTTAATAGCGACAGCTACGCGACGGAAGAAGACCTAACCACGGCGCTACTCCAAAGCCCTACAACCGAGTTGCAGCAGCAAATTTATGATTGGTTTAGCACAGCAAAAACCAACGTGGATGCATTGATTTTTGGCTATGTGGCTAAGTTCAGTTTATCGATGGATGACATTGAGCAGAGCTTATTGCCAGGGCTGGCCGCTGACTTGATGCGCTACGAACTGTGCACCAACGATGCCGACGAGGGTATTTCAAAGCGTCGCGATAATGCGATTAAACAGTTAGAAAAAATCGACAAAGGCGTAATTCAGCTCAAAAGCTCAACGCCGAAGTTAAGCTCTAAAACCATTAAGACTATTAAACCCGCTTCACAGTTTAATTGGAGTGGCTACTAATGGCGGGCGTCTATATCGAAATATCGGGCGATGCGCTTGAATCGTTGCAGCTCATTAATAAAAAGAGCGCTGCGCCTGATGACATTCTAGACGACATCGGCGCGTATTTAGACATGGATGTAACCACCCGCTTTTTAGATGAAATGGCTCCCGATGGTACCAAGTGGATACAGTCAGAAGCCGCAAGAACGGGCAAAGGCCGTAACCCTGAAAAGCCAGGGCTAACACTCACGGATACTCGCGATTTAGTGGGGTCTGTCACACACAATGCTGATAACGGTGAATTAGAGCATGGCTTAGGTGAGGTTTATTCCGCAATTCACCATTTTGGTGGCAAAACTGGGCGTAATCACGCTGTAAACTTACCCGCGCGCCCGATTATTGGTATAGAACAAAAGCAAGCTAGCACCATTGTTGAAATGGTCAGCGGCTGGCTGGTTTAAAGGGGGTTTAAAGCATGTTTAATTTTGATTTAAACCACATTGAAAACGCATTAAAACGTGAGCGTATCGCCAACGTGGGTATGGCCGCAGACTTTAACGAAGCGCGCAAGCGCCCGGTTCAATCGCCCCAACTTTACGTGTTGCCGCTCGATGAAGACTACGACCAGGCACAGTCGATTACGGGTCAAGATGAGTACACCATCACTGAGATTTTTGCGGTGATGATTGTGATCCCTTGTATTCGTGGCAATAAAAAAAGCGATGAGCAAATTAAACAACTGCGCGGCCAAGTTAAACAGGCAATCGCTGGGTTAACGTTTAAGCCTTGGCAACCCATTCAATTACACCGTGGCCGCATCGTTGAGCTAAACCACGCCACTAACAACCTTATTTATCAATGCCAGTTCAAAGTCACTGGCCACATTACGGTAACTACAAAGGCCGCATTATGAAAAAAGACACCGCAGAGCAAAAACCAAAGTTAACACCCGGGCAAATAGCGGAGCAAGCGCGAGCTGCATTGGCTGAACAAACTGACCGCCAAAACCTAGCTGGCGCGTTTACGCTCGATGACAACAACAAACTAACCACCGGGGGTAAGTGAGATGAGTTCATGGCGCTTTAAAGACAAAATTCTATTAGCAGACGGGCTGGGTACTACGCTCACGGGGTTGCACGCAATTTATGCCTCAGATATTGAGTTTAGTATCGAGAGCGAAACCGACTCAGACGAGCTGGAAACCGCACACAGCGGTGCAAGCTTGCAGGTGTATTACGGTCAACATGTATCGCTTAACTTTAAAACCCCGCTGGCAATGTGCGGCACGGCGGGTAGTAGCCCAGCTATTGCGCCTTTATTGTTGGCCTGTGGCATGGTGCAAGTGTCTACAGCATCGAGCGTCACCTACACCAAAGGCCAACCCACTAAAGCTAAATGCCTGCTGCGCTTTGGTAGCAATACGCATGAAATTAGCGAAATGCTCGGCACGTTTAGCTTGAGCTTAGAGAAAGGGATCCCTCGTATTAATTGGCAGTTTAAGGGCTTGTTTAGCCCCCCTATTCACTCTGCTGTTGCCCCTGCTGTTGATTGGGACCGTTGGAAGCGCCCAGAGGTGTTAGGCGTTGCGTGTAACTCCGCGTTTAAATTAAACGACGTGGCGCGCACGCTTCACAAGCTCACGATTGATGTTGGTAATAATGTGATCTTTGACCGTGCGATTAACTATGAAGAAATCGTTTTAACGGGCCACGAGTCAAAAGCGCAAATGACGCTCAGCGCCGATGCGTTAGCGAACTTTGACCCATTTAAAGATGTTGGCCAAGTACAAAACTTTGAGTTTACGCATGGTACTGATGCGGGTAATAAAGTCTCAATTTTGGGCCGCTATCAGATGCCTGTGCCTAAATACTCATCGTTAGAGAGTGAGCAAACGGGTTATGAACTGGATGGGAGCTTAGTGCCAAGTGGCGCTGGCTATGACGAGCTAACGTTAGTATTTGAGTGATCTGTATGAAAATCACAAGTAAAGAGGAATATGAAGACGCCAAGTTGCGTTTGGATTTTTTTATTGGGGTAGGTTATGAAACCTTGGATGACAATGAAGAGGCTGAGTTTGAAGCACTGCTAGATGCGACTGCTGAGTACGAAGGACAGCACTTCAATCTTGTAAACATTGAAATAGGGTTGTAAGCATGAATTTAAAACTTTTAGAGCAATTAGAAAACGCAGTCATTAAAGCCCCATTGAATTTCGATTTTGGCGGTGTGAACTTTCAATTTACGGCTCATATTAAAATGATCAGCACTGAACGCATCGATGAGCTAACAGTAACACAGCGCGCCGAAGACAAAGAGCTGGTGACTGAATTACTCGTTGGTTGGGATGATTTTGTTGATCAAGGTGAAACGGTAGCATTTTCGCACGAGGTGCTAGCGCAGTTGCTGAAGTATGGCGGGATAGCTGGGCGCTTAGCTGCGGAGTGTATTAACGCGCAGTATCGAGTGCAAGAAAAAAACTAACTGATGTTGCCAAGTGGTTTTTGGGCGACTTGGCAGCAAGCAAGACAGTAGACGATGATTTGGCCCACTTTGGTGGGCCGATTACTAAGCCCCAAAAAAATGAGCTGTATGTATTGCCGCAGAACTGGCCTGCAGTGAATGCCCTAACATTGGCAAGCTCACAATGGCAATACTGTAAAGACGGTGTCGAAATTGGTTTAGATTACGCGCGGGCAGAAATAGCCTGGCGCTATGCAGAGCTTAAATTAACGCCCTCCGACTTTAACAAACTGCAATTTTTAGAGCGCACAATAATAACAATACAAAGGCAAGGCGATGAGCAACAAAGATTTGAATCTGGCCCTACGTTTACGATACGAAGGTAAATCGGTCACATCAGGTACCGCACGCAATGTGCGCGATTTAAATCAATTGCCGGTTGCCATACGAAAACAAGTGGCTGCAAACGAGCGACTAGGTGCAAGCCAGGCATCGCTGATGCGACAACAAACCTCTATGGGCCATCAACTCGGTATTTTGCAAAGCGGTTACCATGGTTTAGCGGGGGCGATATCTGGTATTGTAAGTTTAGGCTCTGCCGCGATGTTTGTGCGCGACACAGGTAACGCGCAGTTGCTCGATACGCGGCTAAGGGGGTTAACCAGCTCAGCGCGTGAGTATAATGCGGTGCAAAACTATCTATTTGCAACAGCCGATAGGCTAAACACAAGCTACACCACCCTTGCTGATTCGTACTCTAAAATACTCAACTTGCAAGATGTCGGTATTATAACTCAAAGCCAAGGCATACAAATACTTGAGGGCTTTGCTAATGCGGCCGCTAAAACAGGCGCTGGTAACGAGCAGCTAAAACAAAGCTTGTTTGGTATGACTCAAGGTATGACGACGGGTGTGCTTAAGGCAGAAGAGCTAAACCAAGTGACTGAACCACTCCCAGGCTTGTTGCAAAAGTTAGATAAAGCGGCAGGCACAGCTGCAGGCGGCTTTAGACACATGGTGAATGATGGCAAAGTCACCAGTCAAATGTTTAAGCGCTACCTCATCAAAGCGTTAAATGAGTATGCAGGCGCGGCCGAGGCCACTGAGGGCAAAATTAACGCAAGCTTTGCGGAAATGGGCAACGAGTATCAGCGTTTAATACGTGAGTATGAAAAGCCCGTAAACTTTGCGGTTACTAACGTAGTTAGTGTGATTAAAAGCGCGATGGTTGAGCTACGTGAAAATAAGAGCTTGGTTGAGGGGCTAACCACATCGGCCACGGCGCTTGCCATTGTGCTTGGCTCAAAATTGGTGGGCAGTGCTGCACAATCCGCCACTGCGTTTGCAAGCCAAGCTATTTCGAAAAACAGAGCACTACAAGCAAGTTTAGCACTCGCAGCACAAGAGCAACGCAGTGCTGTAATACAGCATAAAGCAGCGGTACAAGCGCAGCAATTTGCACAACATCAACTAAACGTAGCCCGCACAACAGAGCTAAGAAGCCGCGCCATTGCGCAATTAGCGATTGCAAATCAACGCGCTGTAGCAACGCAAGCGACTCTCACAGCAGCTACAAATACGTATACCGCTGCGGCTAGTCGAGCCAGTGTTGCTGCTCGTGCTGCGTCTGGCGCAATGGCACTAATGGGTGGACCAGTTGGGGCAGCAATGATGGCAGGTTTAGCCATTGCCTACTTTGCGACACAAGGTGATACAGGCGCACGTTCAGCAAGCGAATTGAAAGGTAGAGTTGATGAACTAGCGGGCGGATTTGATAAATTAACAACTAAAGCACGTGCTGCAAGGCTTGTTGAAGTAAACCGCACATTTGAATCAACCAGCGAGCAAATCCAAAAAGCTAAGCAAGAGATAAAGCAGCTAAAACATGAGGTTGAAAACGGGATCTTAATCTCTAACAATTCAATTTTTGGGGTTGGCCAAATGGCCCGTCTTTCTCTTAGCAAAAATCAAATCAAAGAATCTAACGAAAAAATTACATTACAAGAGGCCCAAGTTGAGAAGTTGGTTGCAGAGCAAAATCGTTTGCTTGAGCTACAAAAAAAGCTGAAGGCAGAAATTGCAAAACCAGAGCCAAAGCTCGAAGGCAAAAAGCCAGAAGTAACAGCCCAAAGTGAACTACCCGAAAACATCAAACGCTTACAAGCCAGCTTGCTCAGTGAAGAAGCAGCACTTAAACACAGTTACAACAAACGCAAAAAGATGGTTGAAACGGCGCGTGATAATGATGCGGCTAACACCAATAAATACAACGCCATCTTAAAGCAACTTGAGGCGAAATATAGCGATGATTTAATACAGCTTAAAGAGAAAAAAGAAGCTGAAAAAACACGTATACAAAACCAAGCGGAACGTAAACGTAAAAACGACCAACGGGCAGCGCTTGAAAACCGCATTGCGCAAGTTAAAGGCTTTGCTAACCGTGAAGCACTGGAAGCTTACAATAGTACGTTGCAAGTTGAGCAAGCTCGACAGCAAGCGCGCATCGATGCAAAACGACGTGGGCAACTTGGTTTAGCTGCGAATGACGATGCAGGTGAAATAAAATACAACACAGATAATGAGATTAGAGACTTAGAACGCCAGCAAGAACTACTGGCTGCTGAAGGTTTTCAATCGGAGATGGAAAAGCGCGAATGGGATCATCAAGAGCGCTTGATGCAGCTAAAAACTAAAAATACGGGGGCGTTGCAACAACACCTTGTTCAATTTGCAAACTGGGAGAAGAAAAACGCTGCTGAAAAATCTGATGCTGTATTAGGATTAGGTGCGGCAGGTTTACAAGCGCTTGGGCAGCAAAGCAAAACCGCCTTTAAAATGTACAAAGCGTTTGCAATTAGCCAGGCACTAATCAAAACCTATGAGTCAGCAACAGGCGCTTATGCTGCGCTATCCCCTATTCCGGTGGTCGGCCCTGCCCTTGGTGCGGCAGCCGCAGCTGCTGCGGTGGCTATGGGTATGGCCCAAGTTAGGCAAATTAAAGCACAGCAACCCGCAGGTATTGCACACGGTGGTTTAGATTACGTACCAAACGAAAGCACCTATCTACTACAGCGGGGCGAGCGTGTTCTTTCACCTAAGCAAAACGTAGAAATTAGTTCAATGGCTCGCCATTACAACGCGGGTGAACGGCAGGGAAATGCTGGTCCTATCAACTTTAACATTACCAATCAGATTGTAGTACAAGGCGGCGCAGATGAAGCGAGTTCTAATCGCGTTGGACAAGATATAGGTAAGCAAATCACCGCGTTGATCGTTAAAGACATTCAAGAGAATGGTGTTATTATCAAGTCAATTAGAAGTGCGGCTTAGATTAAGGGAAATGACTTGTATACATTAATTTTAACAATTTTCATCATTTGCATTATTTTATCTAAGCGGCGTTGGCCAGATATCGTATCAAAATTATTCAATAGGTTTTTTTTAGGTTTTTTGCTCATTTTTTCTTTAGCTATTCTGCTCATCTATGAGATAAGCTTCGGTATTGATTCGAGTAATACTCATGACTTTGAATTGTGGGAAAGCGTCGCCGTTTATTTTAACAACATGCTACAACCCATTTTACTCGCTGCGAGTATATTTCTTCTCTACAAGACATGGCGAACAAGCGAAACTGAGTTAAAAGAAACAAGAGAGGTCCTAAAATCTCAAACAAAAGCTCAGTACACCCAACATAACTTTGAAATTTTTAGCCATCGCTTAGAAAAGTTTAAAGAAGTTGGAAATACCAACTTAAGTACCTTTCATTACAAAAATGTTTTTTATGAATTAGTGGGAGAATTAACCAATACATCTCATCCTCGATTCAGTAAAATTCACAATTATGCGAATGAAACTCTAAAAAGTGACCGATCCAGTCAAGAAACTGTAAGCAAAGCTCTAAAATTTTTAGGGGTTGAGAACGAGTTTTATGATAACGCTGATGATGAACAGACAACAATTTTATTGCATCTTTCGTATATAATTTATAACAGTAAAAAAACACCTCTTGAATTAATACACGGGGGAGCTGTTGATTCAGTAAATGATGTAAACATTCAGGTAGAAGCTGAAACATTTATCCCTTACAAACATTATGTAAATTGTGCTTTGTTAGCCGATTTTGCCAAGCATTACTCCCAATCCCCTCATGAAGCAGAATTTATGGTGCGGTTTAGAAAACTTCTAACACACATAATGGAAATAAAGTGCGATGTTACTAGAAAGCTCCTTTCAGAAGAGCTCTTATGCACAATTAGCTACCGGAGGTTGGAGCAAAGCTTATCAGTTGTTCCAGATCTCTTTGAGGATGATTTGTTAAGTTTTATCAGGTCTGAACTAAGAGAGCGCTCAACCATGTAAACCACTTTCCACCCTCCCTCACCGCTCCATAATTTTTATACTCGCTCTAACGATTCGAACACGAGCGATGAGAAATAATGGAGCATTTACCACTCCCCAAACCCCCAAAATCTTGTGTATTTAGGCTAGTACCTAATAGCCAGTTACACGTTAATAAAGCGAATAACGCCACCGAAGTATTTGATAATGAGGGTGCATACTGGGAATTTGAAATTGAACTGAACAATGTGCCTGAAGCTGAAGCGTTGGTGCTCGACGCGTTTTTAGCAAAGCTGCGCGGCTCAGTTGGTGCGTTCCTAATGCATGACTATCGCTACGAGCAAACACAGTTAACCACAAATGCGTATGTAAGCGGTTCATACCAGGACGGTAATACACTTGCTGTTACTAACCTACCTGCTGGCCAAACTTACGCGCGTGCAGGCGCAAAGATTCAAATCGGCACGGGCGCTGCCGCAGAGCTAAAAATCCTCACACAAGATGTTGTACCAGCAAGTTATGGCGCAACCATGCTGCACTTTGAGTCGCCCATGCGCCGCATTCCAGCGCATAACACCCCTGTTTACTTTCGCCGTCCTGCGGGCGTGTTTCGGCTCGCTGATAACAAGCAAGGTTTGGCTGATGTGCAGTATAAAAATGGCATTGTAACGAGCTGGCGAATTAAAGGGCGGGAGGTGTTTTAATGGAGGCTGTCAAACTCTCGCTGATTGAGAAGCTACCAGCTGGCCGTATGCGCTATTTTGTGCGTTTAAATTTGCCCGATGGTGATTTGCTGTTACACACAGGTGTTGGCGAACGCCGCTTTTTAGATGCCACTTGGCTCGGTTTGGGTGCACTTGGCCAAGTGAGCGAAATACCCGCCAATGACTCAAATACGGTAAGCAGCATTCGCCTATCGCTCACCACCCCAAACTCTGACATTTTGGGCGAAGTTGCCGCCAATGACCCCATCGGCTCACAAGTGGATATTTACCTCGTGAGTGTTGATGAACATTACCGCGTAGATGAATACCAGTTAATCGAGAGCGGCTTTATTGCAACGTGTGACACCGAGCGCGGTGCACTCTCAAAAATTACCCTATCTGTTACGGGCGAGTCACAGCGCTGGCAGCAGGCCCGATTACATCAACGTTGGAATGATGCAACACAAAAAGCACTTTACCCGGGGGATGAATTTTTCTCAGAGCACGCATCAACCGTTGAAAATGTGTTGCCAGACACGCAACCAGGTGGACGTGTTGGAGGGCATGATGCATACCGTCGTCACTAATTTAAATGAGTATCTAGAAAGCTGTTGGGCGAAATCATTTGCGTTTGGCCAGTTTGATTGCTGTTTGTTTGTAGCAGACTGGATTAAGTATGTACGCGGCTTTGACCCTGCCCCAGAGCGTGGCACTTACACTACGCTTAAACAGGGTTTAAACATCATTAAAAACGACTTTAAACACACATTTGAGCAACGTTTAAACGTGAAACCTACATCTGTGGGTTTTGCCCAGCGTGGCGATGTGGCTTTGTGTGAACATGAAAATGAGTTAGTCGGTGGTATCGTTGGCCTTGGCTGCGTGTATTGCGTGTCTGATGAGGGGGTAACTACCCTGCCCCTAAACTCTCTGCGCTACGTTTATGCGCTGGAGGATATCCATGAGTAAGGTGGTAGGAAAAGTTGGAGATGTAGCTGAGAGCATATGGGATGCGACAGTTGGGGCCGTGTTTGATAAATTAATGCCTGATATTGACCAGCCAGAGCAAGACAAAGCAACACTCGCTAAAGGCTTACAAAAAGGCATTGATAAACCACGCCGTATCACATTTGGCCGTGACCGTATTGGCGGTGTAATTGCACACCAAGCTACAGTTGAACGTGGCGACAAAGAAATCATTCAGCTGATTGTCCTGATCAACGGCGCGCCCATTGATGCACTGGAAGGTATCTACATTGCCAATAAACCACTCTCAGACTATACGGCGGGCACTTATGACTACGTTCTTGCAGACGGTAGACACACAAGTGCTATACAACTGGCTGTGCAGCGTATGGAGGGGTGGACGACTCAGCATATTGGACATGGCCAAGCGCACATCTATTTAGAGTTTGAGAACAATCGTGATGAATTTCCCGACGGAATTAGTGACTGTGAGTTCTTAATACGCGGTGCACGTGTATGGGACCCGCGCGACACAAGCCAAAACCCAGACAATGCATCAACATGGAAATGGTCACAAAATGCAGTGCTATGCACCCTGCACTACGTGCGGTTCTACGGCGCGAATCATGTACCAACAAATCATTTGCCGTTGAACTGGTGGAAAGCAGCAGCCAACGTATGTGATGAGCAAGTACCCTACACCACAGCCAGTGGCCAAACTAAACACGAACCACGCTACACCGTCAACGGTACGTTTTCATTTACGTCAAAGCCTCTCGAAGTGTTGCAGCAGCTAGAGCGTAGTTTTGCTGGGAAAGTTTTCAGGCAAATGGGCCATTGGTATGTTCGGGTCGGTGCCTGGTATGGCAACCCGTCGTACACAGTCACAATGGCGGATATTCGCGGTGATGTAAAAATCAAATGGCACGCTGATTTGCGTTCGCGCGCAAACATCGTGCGCGCCCAGTTTGTTGATCCAAACCAGCAATATGAGCGTACCGATGCCCCGCCAATTGTTGCTGACGGGTATTTGAATTCCGATGGCCAGCAACTGGAACAAACGTTAAACCTACCGTTTGTGCGCAGTAGCGCGACGGCCCAGCGCCTAGCTGCAATACACCTAGAGCAAACACGACTAGGCGCAATAGAATTGCCACTTAGGCACGTTGGCTTGCGTGCAGCAGTCGGTAGAACCATCAAAGTAAATATACCCGAGTATCATATACACAATAAAACATATCGCGTTGTTGAGCGTAAGTTTAACATCGGTGGCTCTGTCACAATTCAGTGTGTTGAAGACAGCCCAGGCATTTGGCAAGACGGTATGGTACCAGGTGTAAAAGACCTGACACCAAACACAAACTACGTGCCAGGACAACTCAAGCCCGTTGAGGCGTTAACCGCCTCATTGCGTTCCGATGGGCAATACCAACTAACATGGACACACGACACGCCCGATGCCGTTGAGCACTATCTCGTTGATGTGTATTTGTTAGAGCCGTTAGACGAAGAACCTGAGCCAGATGCTGAGCTACCACTAAAACGCGAGATGAGCCGTGTTGACCGACAGCGCGTTAACTTCCCAATTGCGCTACTGAGAAACCTACAGGTTGGCGAGTACATCGTAAAAGTGAGCGCGGTGAATGTACGCGGTAAGTCCAGTGTCCCCAACGCGCTTGAATTCGCTATTGATATACCCCAGTCGCCACAGATTAATGTCGACGTCAGCGATGTGAGTGTGACGCTTTCAGCCGTGTTAAATGATGACACGCTGGGTACTACGGTTGAATGGCAGTGGCTCGGCACCGAGGACGACCCTACAACTAGCCCTATAGTGACGTCTAACGTTTACACAAAAAATGGGTTAACCCCGCGCACAACATATCAATATCAATGCCGCGCAATCAACGAAATTGGCGCGAGTGAATGGACCATTTACAGTGTAACAACAGAAAGTGCTGTTAATCATATTCCTTTATCAACCCTATCATTTGAGCTTGAGCAAAGTCCCTCATGGACAGGCCTTGGTACGGGGTGGATGCCAGATACGCTGGTGCACACAGCGCGCGTCGTATTAATCAACAAAGTGACAAAAGAGGAATTGGCATACCAGGCGTTCACCGTCTCATTAGATGACTCAAACGACGCGCTGATTTTTATAGAACTGACTGACGATAGACTCAACAAAACGGAGTTGCCATTAGAATTAAATATAGATGAGAACGGCACCAGCTCAGTCACAGTCACAGCAACCCATGACAGCGAAATCTCACGTCAAACATTTAGTGTTGTGGGCGTTGGCCCGAAAGATCTTGAAGAAATCACAGAGCGTTTTGAAGAGTTAGATGCGATTGCAGAATCCGTGTTAGAGCAAGCCCTCAACGCTGAACAAATTTTTGATGCTGATTTACACAGCACGCTACAGCTAGAGCAAAAAACAGATACAACGAATGCGACAATCAATGAGTTTGTTGCTGTACAAGCTTCTGAAAATGAGGCCATGGCTCTGAAAGTCAGTACCATCACGTCTGAAGTAGACGCGAATAAAGCGCAAATTGTTGATGTGAGCCAAACGCTGGCGACAACTGAACAAGCGCTAGCAACAAAAATTACACAGTTAACGTCGACTGTAGACAATAATCATGCGCAGCTAACGACGTATTACATCACACGCGCAGACGCAGAAAGTGCTGTTTCACAAGCAAAGACTGAACTACAAAGCCAAGTCGATGCAAATTTGGCGTACCTTAATCAAACGTTTTATACCTCAGCTGATACGGAAGAAGCGATTGCAGCAAAGGTGGATGTACTGCGCTCTGAAGTTGACGGCAACCACGCTCAAATAACTGACAACTACTATACAAAAGTTGCCGCTGATGAAGCGATTGCCGCAAAGGTGGATGTACTGCGCTCTGAAGTTGACGACAACCACGCTCAAATAACTGGCAACTACTATACAAAAGTTGCGGCGGATGAAGCGATAGCAGCGAAGGTGAATGTACTGCGCTCTGAAGTAGACGACACAATTACAGGCCTAGACGAGGTTTATTTTACAAGAGCCGACGAGGATAGCGCATTATCGGAATTTGTTCGCAATGTGAATGTGAGTACGCCAAGCGGCACAGCCAGTGTCGTTAGTGTAATGAGCGCTCATGCTAACCAGCTCGGTGAATTAGAAGCGCGAGCCTCCCTAGGGGTAGATATAAATGGGTATGTGACTGGGTTAGACATCACACCAGGTAAAATGAAATTTGCATCAAATACGTTTGAATGGGCACTTGGTTTAGATCACAGTTTACGCTCAACTAACGGCTGGCTCGCTGGCTACAAAGGTAGCGATTATATGTGGTACATAACAGGTACTGGGGCTGCACAGCTTAGCTCTATGTCTGCAAAGTACAGTATTAGTGTGGGTACAGAAACATCATATTCATCTGTTGGTGCGCGTATCCGCGCTGGCTACACGGGCGTAAACGTTAATGCAGAAAGATGGTCGCTCTATTCTGAAAGCGGTGAAGTTGGCCCGCACACCTCAGCGCATGAAACCCTGCTGCCCAAAGCGCTCACCCCAGAACCTGGGGATATTCTGTGTGATGATGAACTGATGCATATCGCCAGTATCTCTAATGCGATTTGTACTGCCAAAATAAGTAGTACCCCGATGGATGTTACTGCCCGTGGCATTTATACCCGTCGCTACAATTTAACTGACTCACAACCTGCAGGGCTGAAAGGGTTTGAAGAGTGGGAGCAGCTGGCTTATTTATTCGATGTGGCTTGCATCAACGCAGGTGGTGAAGGGGCCATGAATGTGTGCGGCGAAGGCGGCGACTTACAAACGGGCGATTTAATTTGTTCAAGCTCCATGCTTGGCAAAGGCATGCGCCAACCTACCCAAAGTGAAGAGCGTTACACCATTGCACAGGTCCGCCACAACGTCACTTTCGATTCCCCCGACCAAGTGAAGTTGGTCGCCGTTATCTACAAGCGAGGTTAATCATGGCTTACTCTATCGGCGCAATCTCAATACAGCAAAACAGCTCAGTTATCACTGGCACAAACACGTTGTTTGAGCGTGTTGCAAAAACGCAAATTGGCGACCTACTCTATCTCAGAGCGAATGAGCAAGACACGATATTACAAGTAACTGAGGTACTCAGCGACTCTCAGCTACGTGTTGCGTTACTCGATGGCCGACCGTTTAACCCCACAAGCAGTGCAAGCGGTTTGCACTATGGTTTGATACAAAACTTCACGACAACGACCACAGCCAAACTTGCTAAGGGTATTGCGGATTTGCAAAGCAAATGGCACTTGCGTGAAAGTCAGTTAACTGACTGGTTTGTAAGTAGTGAAGATAGCCACTCAATCACCAACTTTTTGGGTGAACAAACCACTATACCCACGCCCACAAAAATAGCCCAGTTGGCTGAGGTGGCGATGACTGCCAGTGCTGATTTATCCACTATGGCACAGGCCATTGCAGATAATAAGCAGAGCTTGGCAAGCGTTGAGCCACGTATTACACAGTTTGATGAGCGCTATCCACAGGTTATGGCTGCCCAGCAAGAGGTGCTTAATAAGCGCAATGAAGTGGTGCTCGCCCACGATGAGGTGCACTTAAAGGCTGCGCAAGTGGCAGAACATACAGCGCAAGTAGCCACAACTGAGCAAACAGTACTGGCGCTACAAGGCGAGATTGAACAAGCTGCTCAGCAGGTTGAGCTTGATAAAACCCACAGCCAAGCTGCGGCAGAGCTATGTGTGGTTGCGCAAAACCAAACACAAAGCGATGCACAAACAGTCAATGCGGATAAAGCCGTAGTAACGCAGCTTAAAGCGGATATGAATGTGTTAAATGATGCGCTCAATGTGGCCATCAGCGATGCGCAGTCACACATTGCTAATAGCGCCGCGCAAACACAAGCGCACGCAACACAAACGCACAGCGATATTGCAAGTACCGCAAGTTCAGCTAAAGACGATGTAACACGTACCGCTGTCAACTTTAGCGAGCAAATCGCGCAGACCGAGCAGCGCGTGCAAGGTCATGCTTTTAAAGCAATCAAGGCGTGCGATAGCAGTGTGATTGCACTGGATGAGGTGGCACATATTGCCTCGTCAGTCAGTGCCGAACTAGCTGAGGTTATGGATGCGAAGTCCGTGTCACTGGCAGCAAGCGAGGCAGTACAATTAGCGGCTCAAACAACCTCATTAGATGCAATACACAGCCAAGCCTATGCATCTTTGTGTGCGCTGAGCGCCAAGCAGCTTAGCGAGCAAAACAGCAAACTCAATACCGCACTCAATAGGTTGTTAAACAACACATTGAGCACTGAACAAATCAACGAATTATTCCCAATTTAGAGGTAATCATGAGCGAAGAACTCACAAACGCCGTCACTGCGCTGCAAAATGTCAGCAACAAACATGAGCAGCTAAATGCCCAATACCAAGGCACCCATGATGCGCTGACAAGCAACACCCAAGCCATGACAGACTGGCAAACCCAATCAGGCACGGTAGAGCTGACCGACCAAAACGGCAACAAACACGCCACACCCACACTAAAAACACTGGTTGCACAAGCGCAAAGCGTGAACCCTCATCCCGATGTAATGAGCAAGGCGCAATTTGAAGCGCTTTGTCAGATGCGCAAACAGCAATATGCGGGTTCAGGGTTTGTTGAGTGGGGCAAGCATAATTCTGGGCATCCAAAAATAAACGAAGGGCTATGGCAGTATGTTGCAGCTGGTGCTGAAAACTCTCTAACACTGGGTGATATAGAGCAAAATACCTATACGGGTATATCTCGCTCATTTAATCCAATTGTTGTGATAGACGGTGTGCAACATGTTGTCGCGTATGTTGGTCGGCCAAATACACAAAACAGACCGACATTCCCCAAAGCCCCCGACGGCACTAAAACCTATGACTCAGCAACAGGCACAGTCACACAACACAGCAATGCTGAGGTTGCCTTTGCCTCAGAGACGGACACCAACAAAGTCATCACTTCTCGCAAAGACTTGGTATTCTTAGAGTCTTGGCATGAAAAAATTGCCGACAAAGATGTGGTTTATCCACTGGGTAATGTTCAATACGGTGCAAGTAGCTATGAAGGCATCACACTTCTTAACAACCTAGTTGCACAAGGCTATAGCGCCTTTGGTGAATGGGACCAAAACACCAAAGGCTATGGCGTAAAATGGTCAACCCTCACAGACGAACAAAAGGCCATATTTTTAGGAGAGCCTGAGCACAATATTTACTTTGACCCTAAAGCCAAAGCGTATATTCAGGTGCGTTATCGAGTGCGGGTTGTTGAAGGGACATGCAATAGTTGGAGTGAGTTACGTCCATCGGTGAGTGAGCGTACAACTGAGTGGGCACTCGTAGACAGACGACGTATAGCATACGTTCAAGGTTCATCAGAAGACATTTCTCCGCGAATATTCTTGATGAAAGGGCATTCTCAAACAACATTAACGAAGGAAGATAAGGGGGTTGCTGAAGGGGAAGGTTCAACAACTGGATTGTTCAGTTACGGTCAGACCAAACCACTCGGAATTCCAATCGCATTAGTTCAACGCTTAAACCAAGGGGCCTACCACCCAAGCTATAACCCAATGGGTGTTTGCGGCTTGGCAACGGTGAGCAACCCTGATAGTCAAGCGCATTGTACTAAGTGGTATCAAGATGTGGTGACACAACCTACTAGCGCAGCAGATTGCTTTGATGTCAATGTTAGTAGAATCCCCTCAGGCGGTTACAATTGGGGATCAATCGAGCTTGGGTGGTCGGGTCGTTCAGACCAATATCAATATTATGATGCGATTTACGCAGGGCAAGTGGAAGACTTACGCTTAAACGCCAATAAACTCGATGTTAATCAGCTTCGCGAAGAGACTATGCGTAAAGCGGTTGCAGGGACGTTGAGAGGCCAAGGCAGCCAGCTATTTACTCGGTTTAAATCATTAAATGAGTTCTTTTTCTCAAATTACAATGTAAATAGTAATGTGTACTTCAGAACTGGACCTGATCATGGCGATGAGCTAATAGATTTTCAGCAGATGGGGTTTGATGTCAATGAATCCATCATGGTGTGGCAACCATCTACTGGATATGTGGGTTATGGCGCACTGACGCAACATACTGGGCATTTATCATTACATCAATCTCAAGAAGGTTTGGGTAAATTAAGCGGAGATTATAAGAGCAGCCTTAGTCGCCATGAGCGCTGCTATATTGCAAGCGTACAAGAGGTGGGATGCTTTGATAATCTACCCTGGGTTGATATCGTCGGCACGCCCGAAAACATAGCAGCAACCTTCCCTGATGGGGTTGTTGGACAATGGCTCCCAAAACAGCCAGATAGCTCAAGTGGTTATCCGCTAAATAAGAAAATGTCAGGCGCATCGTTAAATGCGACCTATACGGCAGATCAGGGCCAAACATGGAACAATCAGAATGTATCGTTTGACGAGACGACCAATACTAATACGAGTAGTTGGGGTTCAGATGATGTAGTGCTATTGAGCTATCAAACACAGGCTTGTTTTACTCATGCAGGCAGTTCTGCACCTATCTTGGGTTCGGTGGGGGATGTTTATGCAACACAGTCAAAATTAGAAATGTACGGTAATCGCCTACAGCCTAGTCTCATTTGCAAAATTGGCACTCGTGCAAATGGTGCATTTATACATGAACAGGTGAAGGTAAGCAGATTCAGTAAACATGCACCAACGGGAAAGTTGTATTGGACAAGCTTATCAGGAGATGAGCCTAGGCATGATGGATTGAGCCTAGACAGCCAGAGTGAGCCATCAAGCGCGATTAAAACGCTTTACACGCTTATTGAAAAAGATGGCTTGTTATACCTGCAATTTAACGGCACAGAACTAAAACATAACGGCACCGACTGGGGAGATGACCAAACAATCCCAATTATCAACGGTGAAAACGTTAAAACCGACATGAACGGCAACACGGTAAAAGTCTTCTGCCACCACACACAAATCCCCATCGGCATTGCATACAACAATTAAGGCCCAGCTATGAGTGAACAAATAACTGAACAAGTAAACGATTCAATTGAAACGCAATTACCCATTGTCACATACTCAGATGTGGCGACTAAACGCACGTTACGCCACCCCGCAGCGCAGATCAAAGCAACGCTTGAGCAGGCAATTGCACAAGAAGAAGCAGAGCACGCGCAAGCCCATGCAGCATGGCAAGCATTATTGGCTGATATTCAAGCACAGATTGAACACGCGCAAGCCCACAATGCTGCAAACCCTGACGACCAGATTGATGTGCCAGAATTGCCAGCAGAGCCTATGATTGATATGGCAAAACGCCGCGCGTGTTATGAGGTTAAAAACGTAGAGGTAGATTTAGAACTCACAACAGAAGCACAAGATTCGCACATTGTTTATGATGATGATGCGCTGATTGCCTATCATCACCCCAAAACCATCGCCCACAGCGATGAACACATTGAAGCTATAAAACGCGAACGATTCAAAACTCAACGCGCTGAAAATGTCGCTGCAATAACAGTCGAAGTCGATAAAATGCTATTTGATGGTGATGAGTTAAGCCAAAGCAGGATGACGCGAGCTATTATTTTAATGTCCGATACAGATACCCAACTTTGGGTTTTAGCTAATAACGAGGTTGTTGAAGTGACTCGCGAACAGTTGAAACAAGCGTGTGTTTTGTCTGCGCAAAAGCAGTCGGAACTTTGGGTGTGAAAAAATTGTATTACACCAAATTCCAACATTGCCATGATTTTAAGTTTTAAAAATTTTAATCCGCTAAAACTGTGGCGATGTTGGAATAGTCCTAGAGCCTCATCAAGAACAGCAAAATCGAAAGAGAAACCATCTGGCATGGCTTTGGCTAAGTTGTGAGATGACTGATAGGTGCAAAGAAGCACTGTTTTTTTAGTGTTTTCTTTCGATGCTTCTAGAGCTTTACTAATACTTTCGTGACTAGAGTGTACCGGTATTTCAAGTTCTTCCTTTTGTATATCGTCAAACACCCCTTGCTCTGAACATATCCCAATCACTTGAGTTGAATCTCGCCAGTATTCTAGTTTTGACCACTCTTCGTATGTTTGCTTCATTAGCCACAGCGACGGCGTAAACACGATGGTGACTTTACTCATTATTTTTTCAGCAATCCAAGCTGATGTAAGGGTTTTGCCTATGCCACATGGCATCACTATCGTGCATAAGTCAGATTTAGCAAGCTCACCCATAGCTTGTGCAATCGCTTCTTTTTGGTGTGTTCTGGGTTGTATTTTCATATATAGCAACTTTTAAATTATGGTTTTAACCGAGGGAAGCTAGGCACTTATGTATTTTTTATCAGTCATGATTAAGATCCCTTCTCGGGGAGTAAAGCGTGTGGCCAATGACAATAAATTGCTTGTTAAGCCACTGTGTTACTTGCGGAAGTTTTACGCCTTGCGCCCGAGCAAACGCGGTTTGATTGCCGTCGAAATACTGTTCAATGTATTGTTTTAATGGCATTAACGCACCTCTTCTAATGTCAATTCACTTTCACAGCCAAGCATTGGCACAATGAATACAGTGCCTTGCTCATCTTGTGCTTCAACTGCTTTGTAACCCATTCTTTTAGCGCACTCCCCCTGTTTTGCCTGAATCCACCAATCATCCTCACCATCTAAGCCGTGGTCAAAAGCGGTATCTCTACCATCTAACATGCGCTCAGCCACTTCCTCATCAACACTTAATACATCACTGATATGTGCAATAAGCTCTTCATCATATAAATCTGAAACGCGTACTATATGCTCTTCATTTAGCTCAAGTGAGTAGACATAAACAGTGTTGCTTGCGGTCATTGTATAAACATCGTGAGAGAAGAATAAACAATCATCAAATGTACCCGTTGCTTTGATGTTGGTGATTTCGTTTGGGCTAGTGTGAAATGCTTTCATTATGTATGTTCCTTCTCTCAGTTGATGAATTCAGTATATAAAGCATTTTACTTTATGTAAAGCGTTTCACTTTATATTTTGCACTTTTTTTATTCGGTGGGTTTTTGTGCGGTTTCGTTGCGCTGCGGAGCATTCCAATCCTACGAGGTTCTGGACTGAATGGACAAATATTAAGGTGATTTAACATAATTCATTTGCGTCTAAATTCAAATGTGTTTTTTTCTAATTCCGAACGCCGCGTTACACTAACGCCTTGTTTTTATTATTTATTGCAACGCACGACTCGTTATCATGAGAATCAAACAGCTAGCCTACAAGCTGAAATTGAGCATTTAAGGGACATTGTGGGTGCGCGAGACAAACTTAAGGAAATGCGCAAAGACTTGATTGCGATAAGTGATCGCTTCACGTTCAAGGATACTATGTTGAAGTTTGAAAGAGATTCATCAAGCGCGTTTGTTGACTATCCTTAAATTAGATTGGTTCCAACAATATATCGTCATATATTGAATAAGACCCGTTTCTAAAGTTAACATACTTACCGCAACTAGTTTGAAACTTAACAGATCCGTCAAAGTAATGTGACAGCTTGAGTTTAAATTACTTTGTCTCCAATTGCTTAATTCTCTGCTCAAACGCGTTAATAATGACTCTTATCCAGTTAATATCATTCTTAAGCGTTGCCACGGTGGCGATATACCCGCCTATATTCGTGCCTATCAATATCATTAAATTAGTGTTCATGTTTCGTACCTCGTTTTAGTCACAGCTGCGATTGAACCAGCCGTAACGGCTTGACCTAACAGTGGCGTAAATTGCGGTTTAAGCACAAAAACCCAATCAAAGATTTGCTCTATGTAGTCTTGATGGTCATCGACATCGCCTTAAGCCATTTAGGGTCTTTAACGCGATAGTTTGTGTCCAATTTCTGAGGGTCTAAGAGGAACCCAGCGTTAGGCACTTTGATATAATTGCTACCATTGTATTTCGGCCAGCGCTTGGCCGATTGGCTTTGTGATGACCTTTGATGACACGTTTATCTTTTGATAGAGCCAGTAGCCAGCACCTAATGTAAGTAATAGCGATAGGTTCTTACTAATAAAGTTACCCATAGAACCCCCATTCAAAGCCCTGCTTGATTTCGTCCATTGTGTACGGCTGCAGGCCGTTCTCCATGTTGACCATTGCCGCTAAAACATTGGGGTGTAGTGGTCAATACTTTTTGGCCACCTCGTTATAAGTTTCCCAGTATTGCTTTTCTTTCATAATCGGTGAGCAACCATTATTGTGTTTGTGAGGTCGATACCGATTGTAATAACCCACTATATATTGCGAAATTGCTCCCGATGCCTCAGCCATACTTCGATATCCCACTCTAGGCATCCATTCTGTTTTAAAACTTCTAAAAAAGCGCTCCATTGGCGCATTATCCCAACAGTTTCCTCTGCGTGAAAGACTTTGCTTCATGCCATAACGCCAGAGTAACTGACGAAAGCTCTTGCTCGTATAATGACAGCCCTGATCACTATGGAATAGCACTCGCTTTGGGTTACCTCGGCTTTCATAAGCCATTCTTAAAGCTTTTTTCGTTAGGTCACTGTCCGGTCGAGCTGATGTTGCCCAACCTACAACTTTGCGAGCGTAAAGGTCAATTACAACAGCCAGGTATAGCCAACGAGAACCGCACCAGACATAGGTAACATCACCACACCAAACTTGATCTGGTGCTTGTGTGCTAAATGCTCTTTTCAATAAATTAGGTATGCTTAAGTGCTCTTTTTCTGCCTTGGAATACTTATGCGTTGGCATTTGACGACTAACCAATCCCTCTTGTTTCATCAGCTTACTCACCAACCAGCGGCTCGCTTTGAAGCCTGACTTTGCGAGCAGTTGAACCAAGGTTCGTTGGCCTGCGGAGCCATGACTTAGCCCAAACCAACGTTTCATTTCGGCAATTAAACGTAGCCGCTCGGGCGCTATAGTATGTGGTGTTTCGCGCCAATATCGGTAACTACTGCGCTGTACTTTAAATACAGCACACAAACGCTTCACAGGCCAGCTCTCTTGAAGGGAGCGGATCAGCGCAAACCTTTGATGGAGTCCTGCATCAAGAGAGCTGAAGCCTTTTTTAGGATCTCATTGTCCTCTTCTAGGCGTTTGAGTTTACGCTCAAGTTCGCGGATTTTAAGTTGGTCAGGGGTCAGGGGAGTCGCACTAGTGAGGTTACCGTTACGCTCTTCTTTTAGCTGGCGTGCCCACTTATCGACAGTGGATTTACCTAATCCCATCGCCTCGGCAACGTCTCTAACAGAGCGTTGTTCATCGACGACTTGTTGAGCGACTTCGAGTCTAAATTCAGGAGAATAAGTTGGACGAGTTCTTTTTGTCATATTTGCACCTAATCAGTTATGGTGATTCTATCACCTCTAATCAGGTGGCCAAATTTATTGTGCCACTACA